TCTCAGCGGTTCTAGTTACTCAAGGCCGATGATGCCGGCGCCCGAAATGATCTGAGAAGCGCCGTAGCCGTAGACCGCAACATCGCGGCCGAGCTGTGCAACGTTCTCGACAGATGCCAGACGGGGACCGTCCTCGATCCACTTTGCGGCCTCACGGTTCGAGACCAGGATGGCGTCGCCGCCAATGTTGCGGTCGAGGATGACCGGGAGACCCGACACCTGCACACCGAGGGTGTTGGCCGACGCCACGCCAGAAACATTGAAGGTGCCGTAGTTGGACGGGAAGAACGTGCTCCAGCCGCCGATCGTCTTAAAGACGTTAGGCGAAACGAGAACGAACTCAGCGGGCATCCCCGTAGCGGTCTGGCAGGACACCGACGCGCCGAACACTGCCTCACGGAAGGCCGAGCCATCGGTATCAGTGGCCAGGTCGTAGGCCTCCACAGTGCGAGCACCGTAGACCGCTGCGACGAATGCAATATCCGTCACCTGAACGTATGAGTTCAGCATGATGCGAGTATGGGCATCCACGTATGACGGGCTCGAGCGCTGCAACAGCTGGTAGGAGATGTCCGAGCCAGCGGCGTAGGTCTTGAGCGTTGCGGTGCCCTTGAGAATGTTAATAGCGACGGAGTTAACTTCGTCTTTCTCGTCGACCTGCTCCTCGACAATGGTGGTCAGATCGCCATCCCAGTAAGGCCAATTGAAGGTCGTCCCGGTGGTTCCTGCCGACTCGACGCCGAAAGCGTTGATGGTCGGGCGGCCAAGGTCAAAGATGCCTCGGACAATGGTTGACCAGTTCGGGGGAAGGACGCCTGGGTTGTTGTCCGTGACCTGATCGAACAGGGCGCGGGCCTCGATCTCGCCGTTCAATACTGCGAGACGGTATTCGCCGAAGCTGCGGAACTGTGCGAGTGGATGAACCTCGGGTGCTGAGGTGTAGGAGCGTGCCTCGATGGTCGAGACGTGCTCACGGAGCGAGGCGATTGCCTCGCGTGCTTCGATGTCTGCGGTCACCGCAGGAGCGGCTTCCACCTCTACGGTTTCGACTGACATTTCTTCCTCTCGGATCGCGCTAACGCCTGCGGTGGCGTAAGCGGGCATATGGGTAATGCTGACCTCGGCCAAATTGGCGGCGAGGTGCTGGACGGTTGTCTTTGCGCGGTTCCACACTGACTTCGTGGGGGCGAATCCAACCGAAAGGCCCTTAGCTGAGCCGGTGCGGATTAGCGTTGCGGCGTCGCGCCCCTGGACGGTGTTGGCGATATTAAAGTCGATGTAGAGGCCGTCGGCCTCATTCTTTGCGGCGGTAATGACGCCGATGGGCTCGCCGTGACGGTAGGCGAGCGGCTTGCCGACGACGTCCTCTGGGCGAAATGCGTTAGCCGCGAAAGACTCGCGCACATTGCCGATCTGGGTATCGAGCCCGTAGGGGACGGCGCGGCCGTAGCCCTGTCCGGCAATATCCGAGTTTTCGGTGGTCTCGCGCATTTCGATGACGAAATCAGCGGCGAACTCAGTGGTCTGCATTATGGCCTCAGCTCGGGGTCGGATTCCATTAGGTCGGGCAGGTCGAGCAGTTCGCGGGCCTCGTCGATTGAGATGACATCGAGCGGGCGCAGGGTCGAGATCAGCGCGGCGATTTCGGTCGGGTTGCCGCGCAGGAATACCGACGTATCAAACTCGACGGCGTGACCTCGTGGCGTGATGTCGTTCATGCTGAGGCGCTGGGAGATCTGGAGCATCACGGGGGTGAGGCTGAGGTCAAGCAGCTGACGGTAAAGGTCGGTTCGGTTTGTGTAGGTAAGGCTGGAGCCTGACTGTGTGGCGTTGACCCATGCGGCGTCGAGATTGGCCTGGCGGGCGATGGCGAGGGCTGAGGCGTCGCGTGCGGCCACGAGTTGCATGTCGTTCGGGCTGAAGCCGCCGATGGTTTCGGTTGAGATAGTCGAGTTTAGGTAGGCCGTCGAGCGGTTAGTTCGTGCAGCTTCCCAGGCGTCGAGGAGATCGTCGACAACTGAGCCGGGAAGATCCGCGCCCGAGTTCTTTAAGATCACGTTCGGCACTGGGTACTCGGCGTATCGCAGAGATGCGGCTTCGAGCGCTGCGGCTGTGTTGCAGGCTGAGGCCATCGTGGTAAGCCAGCCGCCAGCGGGGTCGCCATCGAATCGGATGACGTCACGCGGAGGCACCGGGAAGCCGTTCCAGTAGACGGTGCCGAACGCTGGAATTGGGTCCATGACGGCTTCGGTCGTGGGATCTGGGCTAAATGAGATTTGGGTATATGGCATCCACACGATCTCAGTCGGGTAGCCATCCCACGCCCGGCTCTCGACCTTCCAATAGGCGAATCCGTAGAGCAGGAGATCCTGAACGGTTCGGCCCATAAGAGATGAGTACGTGGTCTGCATCGTCGGCTGAACTAGGAGGCCTCGGGCTACGACCTGATCTTTGCCGACGTATTCCTTGAGCGGGAAAGCCGAGATCGTGTTCGTGTAGGTCTTGAGGCACTTAACGAACGCGGGCACCTGGAGAGCCACGCCGAGGTCGACGCCATAACTCGATGAGCGCTGGATCTGAACTAGCAGCTGCGCGGATGCGTCGCGGATGTACGGGACCGGCTCGGAAACTGCCTGCGCTGCCGCCGACTGAATCTGAGCCTGGTCCCGTACAACGTTGAGTGAACGGGGAAACGCCACGGGTGTAATTCTGGTGCCATACCATACCTAGGTCAAGTGATCGCGCTTTTCGCGGTTTATGCGCGTCGGCGTGTATGAATTCGGGCCATAGGCCTAGGCGTCTTGGATGCCTGGTAGGCCGCGAACATGACGGCCCTAGCTGCGTACACACCGCCATGACCCATCCGGGCAGACATGACCCAGCCCCCTTGGCGCTTCGAGATATTGGACTGAGTGAAGTGTTCTAGGAGAGTTTCTGATTCCTCGTGCACGATTGCCCGACGATCGAATAAGTCGAGGAGATTCTGAGTAGCGGCTGCGGCCTCGCGCTGGCCCACTAATTCGTCGAAACGCTCCTGGAGCCGATCCACATATCCAGGAGTTACCTGTATAAAGAGACTGGGGTGATCCTTGCGGATTTCCCCTAGACGTGCGTCGACATCCTTAATCGTGCGGTGAGTGGTAGCCCGGACAACTATCCGGCCATCCTCCAGCGGGGCCGCGATAGCCACAGCGTGGCCCATGCCATCAAAGTCTGACTCGACGGCGACCGACCAGATAGCGCCGGGAGGTAGTTCCTCATCTGAGAGGGTTTCTTTCCACCATGAATCTTTGAGCCAGTGATTAGCCCGGGGCACCCATAGGTTGAGGTATTCGCGTAGCCAGGAGGATTGCTCGATGTTTTCCCACTGCCCGCGTAGGAAGGCCTCGCGCTTATCTGACCATTCGGGGCTTGCGTACTTCCATGTCTCCACATCGTCGGGATCCGACGTCGGCGGCGCTGACCATTCAAGTAACAGGATATTGCCCGGGTCGTCTGCGCCGAGGTGGTCGATGGCCCTCTGGCGGTAGGACGTCATTAGGTCACTCGATGCGTCACCAGCTGTCGACACTAGGAAAGCCTGAGGGTTAAGCCGCTCGGCCATGGTCGGCGCTATTGCGCCCATAAATACTTGGCTCGGGATGCTCCAGGCCTCATCGAGAAATGCCATATTGATCGAGAACCCGACGCCGGCGGAATCATTAGCCGCATGGATTAGCCATCGGTCGCCAGACGGTAACTCGATGCCCGCCCGCTCATTTCCCCACCGGGCCGCCTGCTTGCCGTACTTTTCTACAGCCCAGATTCCAGCCGGACGCATAACCTCCATAGCGGTCGATCGCTTATTGGCCACGTGCAGGATCGTCTGAGGCTCGCCGAACAGTTCCGCATGGTGAAGCCGCCACATGCAAATCGCCCGGGAAAGCACAGACTTCCCCGACTGCCTAGCCACAGTAAGGACAACCGTCGGCCAGCACAACTCACCAGTTTCGGGGTAATACTCCAGCGCCCGGTCAAGCGCGTAAGCCTGCCAGCCGCGCAGCTGCAATCCATAAACGCTGGACAGCCAAACTCGGGCCGCGGGACCATGAGAATCCACAGTGCTCCGCTGCGGGCCTGTCTCCAATCGTGGAAGGACGAAACCTTCTGGATGTATCCGAGCCTTGTCGGTCGGTTTCTGGCCCTTCCTGGAGCCTTGTGGGACCTCTGGGGGATAATTGATAGGGGCGGCGGGAGTGTCGGATCGTCTCTCTGAAAAAGCGGTTGTTGACTTTTTTCCGTTGCGCTTTGCGGTTGCTCGGGCTGATCCGAGTTTTCCTCCGTGGCTTCGGTTGCAGCTGAGGTGTGCGATGCCTGCTTGGTCGAGGCTGGGGGCGATTTCGCCTGTTTCGGCTAGGGGTGGTTCGTGGTCTGCGGTGGGGCCGTCGGGGTGTGAGCCGGGCAGGCTCATGTCAACTGGGTAGCCGCATCGGATGCAGGTGGGTTCGCATTTAGCTAGGACTTGCTTGCGCCATGCTCGATAGGCGGCTGTCGAGTGGAGGCTGCTCATCGTGGCCTGGCTTTGCCGAGGATTCGGTTGACGGCTTCTAGGGGGTAGCCCTTCTGTCGGGCTTGGCAGGCCATGAGCCAGCGTTCGTGCGTGTCTGGTCGGCAGAACTGGCAGGGGCTGGTGTGGTCGGTGTCTATCCAGCCTCGGTAACAGATGACGTGGCCGCAGTTGCAGTTCGGCTTGCGACAGTGGGCGTCGAGTTCTGTTGGAGTGTGCATTTAGTTTCCCCTAGCGTTTGGGCCACTCGCCCCGACCTTACCCCTGCGGGGTCAGGCCGAGCGGCCAATGGTTGTTGGGTTGGTCTTTTCCCCGATCATCCTCTAACCCTTTCGGGTTTTGCATCTTCTCCGCAACCATGCACCCATTTCCGCATGGCAGGCCCACCAGCTCTGACCTGGGTTAGACCCCCCGACTACTGGGGCCATGGCATGAGGGGCGCTGCCATGCGGCGATGGTGCTGTGCGCTAGTTAGATGCTTCGGGGTGCGTCTCCAGGTATGCCTGCCATACGGCCGCAGACAGCATGTCCTCGTGTACGCCTTGCGTTATGCCTAGGCTTTGCGCCCATGCCCGGACATCCTTGGCAGTTGCAATCATGCGGTTTCCCCTCCCGTAAATGCCTCGACCGTGGTCGATTCCTGCATCTTCTCGATGACGTCCGATGCTTGCTTTTTTGTCAGGTCATCGAGAGACGCGACCGTATCATGGTTCGCTGCCATAAGGCAGGCATTGACCAAGCCAAGAAACTCTTCGCGTGTCGTGATCCCGAGATCCTTAGCGGTCCCCCGGATCTTGCCTTTCTGCGCGGCTGAGGCTTCGCCTGTTCCTCCGTACACCTTTGGCGCACCGGGCACGCTAGGTACAGGCTGACCGTTCGGGAAAGTCTCAACCTGTGGTCGAGGCTTGTAGAACGGGTCATCATCTGGTGTGCCCGTGAGTCGCTCGGCCTTTGTCATCTCGGTCATCGAGGCCCGGAACTTCTCTTTCGAGTATCCGGCATTTGCCAGGGCTCGACCGATTGCCGACGTCTCACAGTTTTCTAGGGCTGAGGTCTTGTTGACCGGGGAGCCGCCCACTACCTCTTCGGCGAATCCGTTAGCTGCTAGCCGGTCGCCGATCCAGACCTGGGCCTCCATGAGATATTGCAGCGGTCGGCCTGTGTCGTCGCGTACTACCTCGATGAGCCGGGACTCGATGCGGCCATCTGCCTTGTGTTCTGCCCAGAACTTATGGATGCGGCTATCTACGGTTTCATATTGGCTGAGGTCAAACGCCATGATTGGCCGCCAATACTTCGAGGCATCGCCATGAGCAGAAGTGCATCTGAATACCGATTCGTGGAGTGACGGTTAGGAATGTGCCGTCGTGCATGATTGTCCGGCAGTCATTGCATTGGTACAGGATCATTTGGTTTCCCCTAACTCTTGCATTC